CATCCCTTAATGCCGTTAAAATTTTCCTAGTCTCCAGGCTAGGTTCTTGGTCGAAGGAGTTATCATCAAATGTGTCTTCGCCTGCAAATCCAGAAGCATCCTGAGAATAGTCATAAAGTTTTGTTGATATTCTTATAGTACCGTTCTCCGTACCAACGTTCTCCCATCCTGTTGCTGTTTTCATAAACAATTTCCATCCACCTGTGTCCGCCGACGTCACTTTGACATGTTTGCCTAGGCCTAGAGTCAATGCGTCCAGTTCGTATTGGTAAGTGACCTGTTTGTCAATCTTGGTGTTCTCGTTGTGTGCCATGTCGCCGTCCGTCTTGTACCAGTCTGTGTAACTCCAGTATGCAGATGTGTCGTAGGTCTGTAGTTTAGTCCTCGACCATGTGGTGCCATCCCAAGTGTATATCGCCCAGTAGTTGTTGGCTGTCTCGTCTGCCTTGACTAGGTATTTTATCGTACCTGATATATCCGCTGTGTTTATGTAAGTCAACTCTGCATATGTGTCAACGGAAGAATCCCACTCCATGCTTTCTGCCGATGGTTCAACATCCTCTGAATCTAGATTTGTTAGATTAATCTGGCCGACCAACTGGCTCCTCTTCAACACTATGTTCGCGTAATCTATGATTTCTTTCAGGGCATTAAATCTATCAACATACCAGCTCTGTCGTGGTCTAATGTTGTTGCCATACCTCTCATTTAGTGGTAAATTTAAATCTGGCACAATGTCGCCTGCTGAGTTTTTTCCTATTAATGAATCCCACCAACGTTTTTCTATCTGTGTACCTGGTTTGTAATCTGCATCTCCCTCTCTTGCCAGTTTCCATAAACTATGAGAATCTCCACCGAACGTGTTTGTTCTAATATCTATGTTTAAAACTATGTCACTGTTGACTAGATTTGTAACATTATTAATCAAAAGTTTATTCGTATCTGTGATGGAGTAATACTTTTTCTGGAAAGCACTGGGATTTGAAATTAAATTAGCAATGTAGCCCACTGTGTTCTTTCTGTGTTTGTGAGTATGTCTATCTTTATTTTGTACCTCGGCAGGCAATGTAGTTTTGCCTTTTACCCAATAGTAATAATAATTTACAAAACTTTCCGATTGTGCATTGTATTTCTGTGTCACTGTGAAATTCGAATCGTCCCCGTATAGTGCGGTTCCTGTTGAAATGGTTCCTGACACTATATCTGATCCTGATATAAGTGTTGCTGTGTCTGCCTGCCTTCTGTTATATTCGCTCGGCAGTAACGTAGATTCCACCCACTCGTAAACATCTATGCTAGAACCTGGGAACACCCGACCCCAGTTGTTTACTTTGTACTCCTGTGTATCCTGTTCATACCAAATCCATTTCACTGTTGACAGATCCCACCAGACCTCTCCTACATGTTGCTCCGCCCACGGAGCCTCTGTGTTTCCGTTTTCACTCACGTTGTAAGTTGCCGGATCCCAAGTGGTTTTGATGTCTATCTCTCTGTCCGCCACACCTAATATCCTTCCCTTCACAGGATCGTACAGATCGTAGTAGTCTCGTAATTGTTTACTCTTATTGTCGAATTCAAAAACTTTGCCTAGTTTGTCTACATCCATCAATGCTGTTTCACTGACAATGTTTTTCCAAGCATATTGGTCTTTCTCTGTTAGATCATAACACGCCAACGTTCCATCATTTATCACCATTGTGCTTCCGTCTGATGTTACATTACCTTCATCTTTTGGTGCTCCGACGAATACTGCATTGTCGATCATGCATACACCATGGCCGAATTTATCGTCCTCTGATATGTTCTTTGATGACATTCTGTCATCGATGACGTATTTTGTATTATACATTGTAGCCGTAAATGCCCCTCCTGATCCTGTGTTGCTATCCACTATCGTGGTATCTTGTAAATCAAATGTGGTCTCGCCCGAATCAAATTTCATCTCTGTCGAGCTTGCGAAATTCTGTGCACCTATCACTAACCTTTTGCCACCATGGTTGATATCCATGCTTGTACCAAATTTCATGTTTGTGCTTGAGCTAGGGGCAGTAATTGTCTGTTGGAGCGTGTATGTGTTTGTGGAGTCATCTGCATTCCACTTGTAATAATATACGGCTCCTGCATCTTGGTGTAACGTGCCGTCCACTCCAGGAGCTCCTATGATCAGTGTTGTTCCGTCCTTGCTCATGGCCATTGATTCACCGAAAGCAGTGTTTAGTGACGATCCATCACTGGCCACGCCTGTGATAGTCTGTGATAATACAAAGGAGTTTTGTGTGCTTCCATCATTTGCCTGTGACGTCCTTGTGAATATTTCTACCTTGCCTGCGTTGCCGGGTGCCAGTGAACTTACAGCCAATATGTCTCCATTGTCATTGACTTGAAGTCTATGACCGAATCTCTGTCCTCGTCCACCGTTTGGTGCTTCTATTGTGTAATCCTGTGTCCACGTGTCGTATGTTGATCCGTCCGCACCTATACCCCAAGTGTACATGTAAACTCTACCCCTATCGTTGTCATGTCCTGGTGCCGAAACGAACAGGTATTTCTGTGCCGTGCTTCTATGTGAACTTTCTGTTGGTTCTGCTATCTTGTGTTCCCATCCAAAGTTCAAGTTCTCGTTCGCTGTTGATCCATCTGTTGGTGGTGTTATGGTGTTTAATATACCATACTTAAATGTTGTTGGATCCCAAACATAAATTTTCAGTAATCCTGAGTTCAGTTGTCTAGTACTGCCGTCTAATCCTAACGTGTTAGTGTATGGTGCACCTGCTACCACAAAGTTCTCGTCCGTGCTTATAGATAACGATTCTCCCAATCTACTGGTGTTGTCGTTGTTGTCTGTCATTGTACCTGTGGACTGAGTTTGCAATGTGGTGCCCGCTTCTGAGGATGACCTGAACAGAAAATGTATCTCCCCTTGGCCTTTTCCTGGTGCCGATGCAATTACAGTCCTTCCGTCATTACGTGCAACAACCTTATGTCCGAACTCTTGTTCCGCTGTGGCATCATCTGGAGAAAGAACTAATGCTGTGTTATATGGATCTTGTTTCTCATACACTTGCCAAAGTCCTGAAGTATCTGTGTCTGCATACACTTTGTCTCCTCGCTTTTCTATAGCATCGTCCTTGTCTGTGTAATCATTGTATTCCAACAAATCGTTCACGTTGTCCATTGATGCCAATCTAACAGATATGAATTTATGTACGTTTCCGTAACTGTCTGCTGTTGATCCATCCTCCAGAGCTGGAATGAACCCTATGTTGCCCTTGTATTCTATAATCACTGTTTTATGGCTTGGCGTAGACACTACTCGATAAACACCATTCAGCGTAGTCTCCTCACTGTTGGATATTCCAAAATAATCCGCCTGTGATGTTGTAGATCCTGCCGACAGATTGTGTGATCCTGTGAATGTGATCTCTAACTGTGTGTTGTCATTGACCATCACGAGGTTCGCTATCTTGAACCTTGCGTTGGTTATCCTTAGTACGTCCCAATCCTTGTTAGATTTGTTCGCTACCCAAACTAGATCATTTGACGTGATAGCATTCATGTCTAGGTTCAGTATGTCTTCTATGTTGTACGCCGTATGTTGAACCTGTTGCAGTTGTGGGTAACCCGCTGTCTTGAAAATCTGTACCGTGTCCCTGCTTACCCCTTCCTTGCTGTAATCTAATCTTTTAAACGTGTCAGAGGCTGTGTACTCCACTGGCTTGTAGTAGAAGTTGTCCTTGACTATGGCATTTGACCTTGCGTATCCTACCGTGTCAGTAGAGTTGTCCAACAACTCAATGCTCTGAGGATCTGCAGTTATCTCGTCATCTTTTAAAACTATCTGTATGTTCTCTATGGAATCCGTGTTACCAAATGCACCGGTACGTATCATCCATTCTGGATATAGGTCCAGTGATATATCCTCTCCCTCATACTTGGCTTTTAAAATCCTATCTATGGCATTCTGCGTGCCTTTCTCTCTGATGTATCCTTGGTAGAACTTGTACTGTGAAACATCATTGACAAATAAGTTTTCTAGATAATCCCTGCTCTGGTATCCTGTCAGCCTCTGGGCCAACTGCTGTTGTGATTCATCGAAGTTATTGGTCTCCATGTCATAGAAATCATTGAACTGTGTAATCTTGTATTCAAAGTTAGGTATCAACTGTGATGCTGGCTTTTTGTCCTTGAGTGTCCAGTTGGTCTTTTCAAAAGTTGGGCCTGAGTTGTTGTTAATTTTTGCTACGTAGAACTTGCCTTGGTGCTCCACACTGTCACCAATTTTGTAGTCAGTATTGGCCGTCCAGTATGTAACTTGTGCGGCGTCAAACACGAATCCGGGTGCGTAGTAATCTCCGTTCCATCCTGCTGTCTTCCAACCAACTAGTTTCAATCTCTGTTGTCTAAATCCTGTGTACGGATCATATATGATGTCTGAGAACACTGTGTTGTTATCAAACAGTAAAACGTGTTCCTTCTGTACAGTGTTCAGTGCTATGTTGTAAAGACCTACTGTTTCCGATTTTATTCCTAGCTCAAATGTCTTGCCCATACGTTTGGTCGATATCTCACTGATATCAATTTTCCTGCCACCCGAGTCCAATATAGAATAATCTCCGGCCAAGTTACGCAGTTTACCCACTATGCTGTTGTTTGTATCTAACTCAAAACCGTCAGCGGCTGGTGAGACTGTGACTGCACTACCTGGTTCCCATTCCTGTGTTGTCCAGAACAAAAACTCCCTGACTGCATTGCTCCAGTTCAAAGTTTCTTTCAACTCTTTTGAGAACTTATCGAATCGGAATCCTTGTGTTTCCAACCAGTGTCCGTAACCAAACAGGAAGTCCGCTACATCTTGTATGGTATCGAATACATGACCATATGGTATGACCTGCGTGTTTTGTTGGTATCCTGCATACTGATTGATCTGTATTGCACCTTCTACAGATACTGCATTTGTTGTAGTACTCTTAATAGGGTAGTTGAAATTAAAGTACGGCTTAACTGTGCTGTAACCTAGCACTTTGTATCCTCCTAACAGAGTCGACCCATCTTGACTGATATCCGTGTTGTTTTCTATCAACACACCTGAGTAATTAAAGCTCTCTACAGGATTTGACGTCCTGAATACTATTTTGTAGTTCTCATCCGGTATGAATTTTGATCCTGCTGTTGATCCCGGGGACGCACTGTCTGTCAAGATTTTTATGTTGCCCTTGTCCGTAAATCCTCCCAACTTGTATGCCAACTGCACGGTTAGGTTCTTTAATTTATTGTGATAGAAGTCCTTTACATCTAGATTTCTCGAGATCAAGTAATTGACCACAAAAGGTTGATATCCTGCTGTTTGGTATCTAGTTGTTACCCCTGTTACTGTGTTAGTTTCCGTTTCTAAATGGTATCTGGATGTTGCTAATGTTTTTCTTATGCCAGTCTCTTTGTAGACTTGATTTCCTGCTGTATTTGTTGTTAGCCGAGATGGATCAAAAAAGTTAGCGAAAAATTTAGCAGGTTTAGTTAGTGCTAGTGTCTTCATCACAGCGAATGGATAAGCACTGGATCTCCTCCATGATGTCTCTGCCGGTGCTTGATCACCAAACTTCCAGGCGTTCTGCCTTCCTGGTATATCAAAGTTATCCACTAGATTTGCCGCCAGTGGGTCTAGTAGGTTACCAGATGCATCAACCGGTAGGTAAGTTTTGATTGCTGGCTTTCCATATCTTCCGGTTGCTGTTGCTATTGCATTCCATAATACATCATTACCTGACGTGTATGGAGCGGTTCCATAAGTTGCGTCCCATGTGCTAGGTTTCTCCGAATGTCCTAACATCTCCCATGGTCTCACGTGCGGAGCATCTGTGTCATAGAAATATTTGTATATGCCCCTCCAATGTCCCGGCAAATTCTCGTCTATTAATCTTCCCTTTGATCTTCCGTAGTTGTAGGTGAATGGTAATCCCTCTGAGAACACTGTATTGTTTATGTACTGCACGTTGTTACGTCCCGCCCACTGATAGAAGTCTGATCCCATCACGTTGTCTATTTCTTGCAGTGTGTAATCTGTCGAAGTGAAAGCACTAGGTGATACATCATGAACGTCCAATAACGTTGAATCGTAAGTTACTTTTACATTGTTATAAATTCTTTTTTCTAATTCTAATATCAGATCATCACGTTCATCACTGTATGCCTTCATGATCGAACCATCGTGTTTCCGAATCATTACCGTGTCTGTGAGATATGTTGTATCTGTAAACATCTCAGGTGTGAACTTGGGATACATTCCAAGTTTGGTTGGCGATGGTGGCATGTAACTGCCAGTTGTATCTGTGTAATCCTTGATCACTATCTTGTCGCCTTCTGCCAATGTCTTGCTGATGTTCACACTGTCATCTGTTGTGCTGAATGTGTAATCTGTTCCTAGTAATAATTGTTGATCATTAAGATAAACGTACACTGCCCTGTTGCTCAATGTTGTTATATTGTGTTGCGAATCTAGTGCGTAGTCGGTCTGTGAGGAACCCATCACAGTGTACGATCTCATAGAAACATTCTCTCCCCAGCCTACCATATCTTCGTAGTAGAAAGGGAAAGTGCTGTTCCTACCCGGTGTGATTGCGGCAATGATTTCATCAACCCTGTCTGTGGCTACACCTTCGTATGGAGTTCCTACAGCGTATGTAAGAAATGCGTTGTACCACTTCTCGTACTCCTGTCCCACATAGTCTGTTGCCGTGGCAAAATTAGTATCTTGATCTATCAAAGCGAACATGGCGGGCAGTAATGGTCCCTCATGCTGTTGTATGCTACCACCTTTCAGTCTAGCATCTGGCTTGTCTCTTAGGTTCGATACACCAGGTATGTTACCTGTGACGTCTTGATTCTTATCAAGTATGTCTCTAACATGGGCTAGTATCTGTCCAAACGTGAATGTGCCCAACTGTTGGTTAAGACTGTTTGTCGCTAAATTTTCCGGTATCTCATAGATTCCTTTATCAGCGATCTTGTCAGCACTGCTGTGTCCTGCTATTCTGATCTGGTCCTCGACTTCTAAAGACTTGTTGAATTTTACGTATTTGTTTTTTGTTCCTGTTTCCAGAGTGTAATCGGTCGTCAGTGTCTTCCTCGAACCGTTGACAGATACCGATACTTCAAGATCTGTTAGTTCCGCTGAATTCTTGTAGAAGTCTATCGGAAACAACTGCTTCTCAGTTGCGTCGACCACGAAGGTCCTGATCACACGCTGTTTATTTTCAATGGTTCTTTTAATCCAAGCATTACGAGAATTATGTGTTGCCCTTCCTGTTGTGTAGTGAAGGTGCCCCTCTGCTAGTTTTTTTGTCAATGTCCGCGAGCCACTCTTGTAAGTGAACGTGCCTGCTGTGTGGTCTGAACTAAACACAATATCGCCCACGTTGTTTATGGTGTTGTATTTGACCTTGATGCCTAGCACTGTGTCCGTCGTTGCCGTATCCGATGTTTCAAAAGAAAAGATGGTCGCTCCTGCGAAAGATGAATTGGGATATGTTGTTGCGTCATCGAATGGTGTGTGGTCATCGTCCCACATGCCGAACAACGGCTGTTGGTTCACTCCTGTTTTCTCCTGTGATTCTACAAATGTCTTTGTAGTGCTATCATAACGGAAAGTTTTTCCTTGGTTTGCTGTGCCGAACTCTATGAATATAGAATCATTGTCTGTTGGTTCAGAATCCGATGCTTCTGTTAAATTGATGACTTGTGTAGAATCTCCTGCTGTCACAAAGTTCACATCATATATCTTGTTTTTTACTATAGGATCAGTGTCTGATGCAAACACTACCCTCATTCCGTTGGCTAGTGCCACACCGTCAACAATGTAACCTGTCTGTTTAACCACGTCGCTGAATGCATCTGTTGTGACTGTATCATAAAGTGTTACAGATCTCTTGGCCACTGTTCCGTGATTGTATAAGGCCAATCCAGAGTCAAACTCTATTATGGGTCGCTTTGCTCTGTCTTCTTCGTTTAACGTTGGAGTGAACCCGCTGATCCTTGCCGTCTCTTCAACTATAGACTTGTGGAACCATCTGTTGTATCTTGACCAAGCGTTCCGGTCCTGCGAGTCTCTCTTGATCGTTATGTAATCTTTGTTTTCTGGTGTATAGAATGACTTGGCATATGGTCTTGAGTCGTAACCTACTTGATCATATAACACAGTTGACTCTGTGGCGTATGTGCCTGGAGTAATTAAATCTTCCACGTCTGTGAGAGTTATGGAATCACCCACACCTTCAACGTAATATTCCTTGTTCTGGTATGCACTCACTACCAAAGAATTTGTAAATTTTATCTTCATCCCATTGGATAGATCCAAAGTCCTTAGGCTGTAATTTTTTGCTCCAACTATGTCATCCTCTACGTTGATCGCCGTTGTGCTTGTTGCGTCTTTGATCTGTAGGATGCCGTACATGGCATCATGGTTACCACATTGGTAATATAAAGTACTTGGTGCACCAGTTGTGGGAACTGTGAATGTCACAGTTCCGTAGTCTGCTCCGTTGTTCGTCACGCCTGTGTCAAATATAGTTGATGTGGAACCATCCGCAGATATCTTGCTCTTGTATGGTTCCGTCATGATCCAGAAAGGGTGTCCTTTGGCGTTCACGTTGAACTTGTATGTGTTACCCCTGTATAGTGTTAGGATAGGATTGTTTTCGTTCTCCCTGTGTGTGAAGTTGTAGGCACCTTGTGCCAAATTCTCTACTGAATATTCCGCTACCGCACTTGGTCCGACTGAATCTATCTCTATGGCTCCTGGTCCTTCCGGAATCCAGTAGTACTCCCTGTAGTTGACCAACTTGTCGTAGTCTATGGCCGGATTCCAACTGTACACAGTTTCTTTATTCAACCTGTCATGGTTATTGGTTGGTCCTCCCAGATACTTGATCTGGTTTATATAGTCATCATATGTTGCCGTAAACTTGACCTGGTCCTCAGGATTTACTGAAGTTGTATCTCTGTCTGTGTATGTGACCGCAGGTTCCAACTGATATGCAAATCTTTCCCTGCTGGTTGCTGTTATGTACCTGTCTTCGAACTTTCTAGTATAGGCATCCTGCCTCCCTACATAACCATCTAATCTCTCTAGCGAACCTTTCTGTACCAAAGGATCTAGTGTGCTGGCTAGGAAACGTTGATTGGTATCTGTCCGGAAGAACGCAGGTAGGTGTTGTACTGTACGCCTGTACTCGTTGTCACCTTGCTTGACTACTTCGTTGTTGGTTAAAGCGTTTGTGGTAGTATCTGCCATTAGTATCCTGACCCACTACTGCCGGTGCTTGAACCGGAACCTGTTGTAGTAGAGCCTGACACTGCTGATCCTGTTGTGGTGTTGGTCGTGGCAGTTGATGTTGATGTGATCACAGTACCGGATGCCGCCAGTTGGTTGGCTCCTAGTGCTGTTATGATTGACACATCATCAACGGTGGCCCCACTGATGAAAATTTCGTCTGCCGCTGAGTCGAGCTGGAACAAGGACCCAAAACCCTGCCCTGCTTGGTTGGGGACTATCACTGCTGTCAGTAAGTCTGGAGCAAGTCGAGTGTGTATGTAAGCGGCTAATTCTGTAAAGTAAAAACTGTCTCCGAAATCCCAGTTGTCTAGTGCAAAGAATTCATTAATTGCGGCAATAGTTCTGGTCTTGATAACGGCATCCGACACATTGGTCTTCGGGTTCTTGACAACCTTGAATGTTGCCTGTAGTTGTTCGTCGGCGTTTGAACCAAACAGTATCTTGTATTTCACTGGATGGTAGATGATCTGATCTGATAATGATTTCAATGGGTTCAAAACTCCTGAGTAGTTGATCCTCAATTGATCTGCCGTGGACACTGTTGGTTTACTGCCACCGTCTTGTAACCAAATCCTGTATAAATTGTCATAAGTTCTTTCTAACAAGTATACATCAACAATATTGGAAACACTAGGATCTATCCTAGTCTCCTGCCCGGCATGATGTTTGTATTGGAAAGTTACAGAACTTCTGCCTTTTCTCGCTGTGTAATCTGCAGTTGTAGTAAGTGAGTTGGTTGTAGAACTATACTTTTTGATCACGTCCTCAGCACTGTCATAGAAATAAAATAGTTGTCCATCCGTATAAGTTGTTGTGTTAAGATTTATGTCTGTTTCGTTTTTTGATACAACGAAATTACTTGCCGCATATGGTCTGAATCTTTCTATGTTGTCATAGGAAATGTACTTTTCTGAGAATACGAATTTTGTTGATTCCGATAATGTGGGTTCAACGAATATGTCAAAAAGTTCTGGGTTGTCTACAACACCGTCATCGTCATCATCAAAGAATCCAATCTTGACTTTCCTGTTGTCTTGGAAACCATCCGCTTCCGTGACCACGTCAACCACTTGCCATGTAATCGGATAACCCACACTACTTCCTGATGACACTAGTGAGTTGGTTTTCAATATTTCAATCGTGTCTTTGACACTCTTGCCCGTTGTGTAGTCATAAATTCTCTCTTCCACGTCATAGTGAAATTTGTTCTGTGATGCTGATTCAAATACATAATCCATTTTTCTGTACTGTACTGTGTAAGTGTGTCCATCGTTGGTGAACTTGAACCACCAACTGGCATCTGCATTTGTGCTTGCCGTTGATCCCGCCTCGGCCAGGTCAAAAACTGTGCTAGTACTTAGATTAGTTGATGTGATCACTTTCCACGTCTCTGAATCGGTATCATACCTAAGTCCGAACTCCTCATAGGCCTCTATCCTGTCCAACAAGTCTGCTTCAAGTGTTGTGGAGAATGTTGTGGTCAAGTTTGGTATGATCGAATTTATGATCGAACCATTTGGCACTATGTTGTTGAGTGTGACTGGTCCAACGCCCGACTCAAGGTTGCCTAAACCGCTGTTGGCGCCGTCAAGCACCACTGCACCTATCTTGGCCCAAAGCCTGTCTTCTGAATTTTCTGTTGTGGATGTTACTAGTGTTCCGTTTAGAAATTTCCTTGTGTCTGGCGATGTGAATTTTATCAATGCTCCGGGCTTGACGAACTTCATGTTGGAAGTTGCTGAATCACCTAGAACCAACGGTCCCCCGTCTGTGAAATATCCTGTGTTGGTGTTTGTGGAAGTTGTTGTGGAGTTCCATGTTGCAGAAAGTCCGCTGACATCTTTCGTGCCGTACTTCAGATAGTAGAACTGCCTAGCATATGCTTGTTTAAGTTTGGCCTCGACTGATGTGTCTATGGTTGACTGTATGTCACTCCTGTTGTTGAACGTGAACGTGAACTGTTGTAAGGATTCTTCCCTGTACAGTATACCATCATCGGCAAACACACTAACGTTTGAGTACGCACCTGTTGGATCCAGTATCTCCTTGGCCCTAGATATGCCTGATGCTGATCTGTTGACGGACCGCACTTTGACTATCTCCTGTGATGCTGACAGTGGTACCACTTGGTAGTCTTCTGCCGTTATCATCCTGTTCTGACTGTAGTAAACTTGTGATGCCTTCTCCTTAATGGAATCATTTGATTCCGTTGCCGCTGAATTGTAAACGCTGGCCTTCAAACTCATACTGATGCCCAATGACTGCTGAGCACCGTTGGCGTCTGTATAAGGCACAGTCAACTGTACACCCTGCATGTCCGCTGGTTGTATGGCGTACTTGGCATTGTCACTGACTCTGTAGTATGTCCTAAAGTTACCTAATGGTATGTTTGAAAAGTTACCATCTCCAAACACCATATCGATCGTGTCGTTGTTTTTTGTTACGACGTTGTAAATATTTCTCTCCGCTTTAGACAGTGAGTTGTATATAGCATTGTTGCCAGATAGTGACGGTACCTTGGTCCATGATTCAAATATTTGCCCAAACTGGTCTAACTTGTACAACCAGACATCTGAGTCATTAATATTTGCTGTGCTGATACCTTTCACATAATTTGTGATTGTAGTATCTATTGCGAACTCCTGACTCTCTAATATTCCTTGTTTGAACAAGAAGAAAAATCCTGTGTTATTGCTACTGTCTCCTGATCCGTCTGTCCTGTAGGCGTATGTTAGTCCCGTACCAGGAACAGGTGGAGATTCATATACGCTATCAGAATCTTCTATAGTGCTAGGTACTATTTCAAAAGATCTGGATGTTCCTCCCACTGCTTTCTGAAATTTAAATATAGGTAAATCCAACTGGTTGGAACTTAAAGTGTACACTTCCGTTTTGATGCCACCGATTGATCCTGACTCTCTTGGGTTTCCAAACAGTTGTCCTGTCTGGTTGGCCGCATTAAGTATAGCGGTGAACTGTTCTCTGTAATTAGAATTGGCAGAGTCATTCCATACTATGTTGCTGTTAGCTAAATTTGTTCCTGACGAATCTAAAACATCCTGTGTTGTGGATATAGAATCTATCTTCAACATGCCTGTTGCTGACCGATTCCTTTTGGCGTTGTAGTTGATCAACCTTGCCAATCTGAGAATCGAATTTCTTCTCTCTGCAGTCTCTAGGAAATTTTCCCTGGCATTCAGGTCAACCCTGAATGATAGTGCCTGTGAAATGTAAGCGATTAAATCTATTAATGCAATATATTCCGAACTCTCTACAAAGTCATTGAAATCATCTGGATAGTTCTCCTTGAGGTACGATACCATCGTCCTTCTCAGTGTTTCGAAATCGTAACTTTTAAAGTCTGCCTGTTGGAAGGACTGGTAGATTTTTCTCCAATCTTCCGCAACTAATAATCTGTTTTGTCTGTCTGTGGTAGCCATTGTAATTACAACGGTATTTATATGTTAGGAAATGTGCGTATATTAAGATAGGCGCAATAGTGAGTTCTCGTCGAAGTTGAAGCTCAATTTTTCTGTGATGTTCAGTGGAACATAGGTTATAGTGGCCTGTATGGCTATACCCTTGTCAGCTTCGGTCACTAGTATCTCTTCCGTGGCAATACGTGGATCTGCGTTGAGATTTTCCGTGACATCATCTATAATAGCATCTTTTAGAGCTTCTGTGAATGGTTCGAATATGGCATCGTATATGATGGTTCCAAATTCCGGGTTCTCGACCCTCTCTCCCTTACGTATGCTAAGCCTATTGATCAGATCCTGCTTGGCAACCTCGAAGTCGTACAGTTTGAAATTCCTCTTGTCCGCACGTGAACTGAAACCCTTGAATGTCACTGACTTGTTTGAAAGATCTCCTGATCCTGAATCTCCGTATGCCATTAGTTCAATCTCCTAAATTCCACATCCACCTTGCTGTAGTCCACCATGTAGTAGCCCGTGTCTGTCATTTCTCTTGCCCATGGAACTTCCTGCGCCATCACGCCCTCGTATGTTCCTGCTGACTGTTTGTATTTAAACGAATATATGTTGATGCCCAGGGGTGACTTGCCAACTAATTTGATGTCCTCTTTTAATCTTGCATCACTGAACCCTTTGAAGAAATTTCCTACACTGGCTATCGCCGTGTTTGCAAACGTGCCAACTGATTTCATCACGGTCGAGAACTGCGATGGATTTACGTAGGAGCCTCCCGGTCCGGTCTTCGTTGTTTTAAAGAAGCCCGCGGCCGTGGATGCTATGCTGGCCACCTGTGACACGTTTGTTATGTCGCCTGCCAGGACATTCTTGTACACGTTTGTGACTGTGCTTATGTCGTTTGCCACTGATCCTAGGTTTCCTAGGTTAAGATTTCCTGTTATGCCCTGTACATTTTTCAACACGTCATTTAGGCCTGTGCCATACACGTTTCCACTTGTGCCAAATTCATCTAAAACGTTTCCTGCTTTACTGCCGCCACCAAGTGAGAACAACTCTCCAACACTGTTAACGAACACATTGTCCTTGAACAACTGCACCGCCCCGTTTCCGGATATGCTTTCTATCACCTGGTTGGTCAGCTGTGTTGTTAGATTAGCCTTAACGTCTTTGATTGAGTCGCTTAGGTTGAAGTTCTTTAAACTGTTAGTGACGCTCTCCGCCACGTCCCACGCCGCGCCGGCCTGGTTTATCACATCATAAGTTTGGTCATATTTACTGCCGATCTCTGTCAATATCTCTCTGGCCTTGTTTGGATTTGTAGACGTTCCCATCCTGATTTTAAGTTCTCTCTCTGCATCTGCCTGGTACTGGCCTAGCCTGATGTTTTTGTTGGGATGAACTCTGAGCCTCTGTTTCATGTACTCCACTGTTCCTGGTGTCGCCGCAAGTTCGGCCCACCGCGGATCCCCCGGTAAAAGCCCTTCCGATGTGAATGCTTTGAATCTCGGCATCGGTTCGTGTGTTACAAACCTGTGGACTGTGGTCTTTGTTTTCTTAGTGAAAGATTGCAGTGGTTCTATACCTTTCTTGGTCAATTCCACATCTCCCTCTTGCCTTTCTGTTATGCCCGCGGCTCCCGTGTCCAACCATTTTGGTCCCCATGAGGGGCTGGCCTTTGTTGAGTTGAAATGCACCTGTTGGCCTGCCAGGTGAACTTGTCCTGTGGCCCCGTGCAACTGTGTGCCTTCTGTGAATGAACTTAGGCCATCCCTGGCGTAGTCCCTTATGCTTCCTTTTTGTGAGCTGTTGAATATGCCCTTCTCACCTAAATTCATCATGTAGGTGCCTGCACTCTGCACAAACTCACCCGACGAGCTCATCCTGATCTGTCCACCGGCGTGCATGTTTATGTTGGAATCGCTGTGAAGGTTGAAGTCACCCTGGGTTCTCATGTTGATCCCTCCAACTCCTGAATACAAATCAATCCTGCCATCCGCATTCATCTCTATCCATGCGTTACCAGTACCATTGGCTATGTAAACTATACCGTCAGTGTCATGCATCAACAATTGATGTCCTGATGCTGTCCTCAATCTTGTCAGTTGGTTTGTGCCGTCAACCGCACCGTCATCCATGACGAACGTGTGTCCGGTCTTTCTTGATACATGGTCTGTGGCTCCTGAATCCTTTGCACCTACCTGTTGTTTGGTCGTTCCTGTGTCTTTACGACCTGGTGTGCTGATACCAAATACCTGGCTTGGGGATTCACGCCTTGCTGAACTAGAGGTGTTACCTCTAACATCGTCTGCACTTAGGCCTTGCTTCAGTAGAATATCTGCTAATGGGTGTATGGGTTTTGGGTATGCTTCGTAATCATTTTTTGGCAGTGCACCGGTGGCCGCTCTGTTGAGCTCTCCTGCTGGTACGTTGGTCGATCCATAAGTTTGTTGTTTGTCCACGTCTGAGCTTAACTGTCCTGCTGGCCCTCCGTCTGTTTTGTCCCATGTCTTTTCACTTGATGCTATTCCTGGTGTCATGTGGTTTGTGTAGGGATCCTGCACACAGCCTATCCAGAAGGCCTGGTTCATCTTGCCTTCCGCGAATATGACCAACACAGTCGTTTCAAGGTCAGGCGGCACTGCCCAGAACCCATATGAGTGCTGGCTGTGTTCGTACTCCGTTGATCCTGGAATGTTGTATTTCACACCCTTGGCTCCATAGAAAGGAGAGAGATACTCACATGTGATCAGTTGTGATTCCGTACCGGCATTCGGATTGGTCTGTGCCAATGACGGTATCATAACACTCAACCTGCCCATCCTTGTGGGGTCCTTGTTGCCTTTGACTATGCCTAGATAGGGTCCTGCGTTCGCCCCCGCCCAACTCTGGTCCTTGCCTGGTGCTTTGGGATTTGATGCGCCACCCTTCAGATAATTGTTTAAACTCATTATAATCTTCCCCTGCTGAATATGTTCTTGGCCTCTGTGTAGAGATCTTTAATCTTTCTTCCTATGTTAATTACTTCAGATAGGCCGCCACCCTCATCTTTCAGATACTGTGCAAATTCGTCTGCTTCTTTCTTCGTGCCAACAATACTTGTGCCATCTTTAGACACTGTTGTTACATATTCATCCACTGGACTTGATATGTAGACACCCTGGTTGTTGAAACGAGTCAGTTGCAACACATTGGTGTATCTGCCACCATTGAAATTGTGTTCCACTTGGACCACCCTGTACAGTCCCGAAAACATTCCCTGCTGTGATGATCCCATCTCATAAATGCCCGTCTTGTCGTCCAGGTCAGTGGGCATCTTGAAGTTCAACATTATGATAGGTTCCGCCAGGTCTGGGTTGTAGCAACCCCTCTTCACGTCCCACACCGCATTTAAATTACCCCGCCAAAAATCTATTGTGTCATCCCTGCTGACCCCGTCTGCCACTTTCTCTGGCACCGCGGGAATGAACTGCGACTGTCCCAGCCAGGCCGGGTCTCCCAGTATCTCCATCCTGATGTTCACCATGTCCGCCAGTGGGTGTGTGAGCTCATCTATGAACTGATCCACGAAAGTGAATCCACCACCTGTCTTGTTTGTGCTATTCGATTTGGCCAGGCCGGGATAGCTCCTGTAGGTCAGATTTTGATCTTGTACAGTGTCGTCTGGGTTATCCACGCCCCTTTTCTTTGTTGTTGAGCTCTGAGCATACTTGTTCTTTCTTGATGCGTCGGACTCCACGTCCTTGAGCCTGCTCTGGAAGTAGGCCACCTTGTAGTTGATACCTAGGTCCAACACGTCCACGTTGTCTCCAGTGAAAATGTAGTTGTA